TCAACCGGAACCACAGGCATAGGATCACCATAGGCACGGTTATAATTCAGAGCCTCACTACTATCATACACTGTCTTTACTTGCTTATATGTCTCGTCATTCCTCAGCTGATTAAGAATATCTACGGCAACATTGGCCGATACTGGAACGCCAGTAATATCACTCTGCTTATAAGCCTTAGCATAACCCTTATACCATTCGTCACTGCATTTCTCAGGAACGATCTGTAGAGTAGCGGGCTGACCAGTTAATGCGCTCTTAAGATCAGCAACATTAATTGGTTGACCAGTAGAACCGGGAAGCAGACTAGTAAAATACGGAGCCTTCTTTTCCCAACCCTTACGCCACCAAGTATACGGAACACGATAAATCTGGTTGGGCTTGATTGCTCGGGGATCACCACCAAAGTAATTTACCAACTTCTTCTGTAGTCCATTCCAGAAAGTCTTATTAGACCCAACAATATTACGACTAGTATCATCAAAAATCCAGTAGCACTGATAACCATTACGAGTATCTACAACCCAACTTGGTTTAACAGGAAAGTTATTGATTTTAGAAAGGAACTCCCGCTTTTTCTGCATTACAATACTTGGCTTAAAATAACTACCCTGATCGTCACGACCAGCATCCATATCACAGAAACAACAAGTAAATTGCTTAATAGCATATAGTTTACGACCACCATTAACATAGAAATAAACGTCAGAATGATTACTAATATTAGCGTCTAATCCTTCTTGCAGATCAGATGTATGATTCATACTACTAATCTTTTTACGAGGATTACCATTATAGGTATAGATATGATTCTGGTCGAAAGAATCTAGAAACTTATCTCTTGCATCTTGAGCAAAGCCACAATTCACATCATTATTTTTATCGAATGGATTAAAAGCCAATTTATCACTAAAGTTATTACCCATGTTATTTCCTATTCCTCTATTTAATTTCATCAACCAACATAATCGGGACAAGCACCATGCTTATCATAATCGATAATAATAGGAGTTGAGGAATCGAACCCCAGGTCACACCAGTGGATAGACCAGTCACCAGACTATTCCTTTTGAATCTAATTAATGCTGATCATCCTCTTCAACTTCTTCATCTTCATCTTCATACTGATTCCAATAAGCGTCATCGTATTCATCATAAAGATCCTCATCCTCCTCATAATAAGCATCTTCACTAAAGTCTGCCTTATATAGAGGCTTCAAGAGTTCTCCTTGATACTCTCCGACTACTTCATATCTACAAGTACGCAGTTTCTCGCAATTACAATCACTAGGTACACTAACTACATCTTTTGGATTGATCTTTACAATCACAATTCTGTCGCCAGCATCTACACTACCATAACCAGCAACATAGTTCAATGCACCAGCATGAAGACCCTTGGAGCAACCCATAGACCTGTTATCGTCAACTTTTGCTCTGTTCATCTGACAAACCTTACCAACGTGATTATCGAATGTACCAGCATACTTATCCATATAATCATTACGAACAGCTTTATAAGCAAGGAAATGTCCATCCTCGGTAATTGGAAGAAGTTCATGCTCCAAGAAATCATACAGTTCGGTCTGACTCTGCATACTTGGATTTTCCATCAGATTATTCAGAAAATTAACAAGTGGTTGAAAAGGCAATCCCTTACTCATAAATTCTAGAATTCGCTTACTAATACTACCATGTACTTCTTCATTCTGATAGAAAACCTTACCATTCTTTACTTCTACCAGACCATCACTAAAGTTAGCAACAGCCTTTTCAATATCAACCAATTCTGTCAACTCATCGTTGGTAGCGGTTGGAAGAGCCTCCAGAATCAATCTATAATTAATATGATCTGGAAGAACCTGATAAGCCTTATTATTAAGGATCAGCGTCAAATTACCATCAACCCACATAAAAGGAACACTCATTTTATTTCTCCTGTTTCCTGTGAAATTAAATCAAATTACCCAAAGTTTGCTTGAAATCTTCAACATTAATCTTTGAACACCATTCTGGTCGATCCCTATATCCACCACTAGCAAAAGCCTTAATAGGATTATGAGTAGTGATTTGTCGAATGTTTCCATTGGTCTCAGTCACTCCAACAATATACTTCAAGATCGTCACCTTGTCAACCTGCTCTTTAAGATTTTTTCGCAATTCGCTCATTTTAGGCAGTTGAGACACAATCTTAGAATCGCTCTTATTTGACAGAGCCTTGGTAACAGGGTTCTTCTCTTCGCCATAAATATTTGTCAGTCTATGTTGAAGATTCTTTAGACTAATATGGTTGCTCCTAATCTTTGATGGATCAAGACCATTCATATTATATTTAGCAAGTATGGTTGTCATTTTGTTATAGTATGTGGCCTTATCAAAACGTCGAATATTGAATTCATCGTGATTAATAGTATCCGCAAAAAACTCTACCAACAACCACTGGTCGATCAGTTCAACCATGTCATTATTTTTAATATGCTGGGCATAGTCCAGACCGAAGATATTAAAGATGTGAAACATGATATGTCTATCAGATTGCTTACACCCATAGTAATAATTTGCATTGAAAGAAGAGTCGGCACTTTCATACTCTTTCCTACAATAGTCGATAATATCAGTATACTCCGACACACTATCAGACAGTTTGTTGGAAATTTTCTCTACCCACTTCTTAAACCATTCATTAAAGGACACAAGATTAATCCCGTCCTTCTTGATCTTATCTACAGCACTTTGCTTGATGGCAAAAATCTTTTGGTTATCAAACAACTTCTTACCAATCGGTAGACTATCATCCTTAGCCAGACTAACAATCTTATTAATGTCTGGATAACCCTCCACAGAACCGTATCTAAGAATCGGAATATAAACAATCTCGTTATCTTCATCTTCAAGGTATTCTACCAGATCGTTCGACAATTCTCTTAAATAAGAGGAGTCATTAAGACCATTACCTCCAAGAATACCACAACCCTTGTCTGCTCCTAGATCTGATATTGCAAAAATCTCATCCTTACTAATTGTACCAGTAGAACCTCTGCTCTTACGGGTTGTTCCAGCAAGTAGACCTCGATAAGTTGACACATTAACCACATTAGTTTCGCCACCAATATGCTTAATAACATCATCAAAACCGTCAACAGAATCTTCTGGAGTATCACTATCGATCATAAGATAAGCAAAACAATCATTCTGATTGCAATACTTGGTTACAATCTTTTTGGCAGTCTCAGCCCCCTTAACATCTGAGCGAAAGAAAACCATCTTACCAGACTTTTTCTCAGCACTCCAATAATAAGCAGGCTTTCCCTGCAATGTTTCATGATGAATCTTATCTGTAAGATAAATCATTCGACGAGAACGATATCCAGCAGTTCTCCAGTTAAAAACATACAGTTGCTTACTTTTCTTGAATTTGTACTCAAGATCTTTACCACTGCTAAGTTCGTGTACCTTACCATCTGGATCAGTCCATGACGCACCAGCAGTCCAGCCACCAGCAAGATCACTCAAATTATAATAAGTGGTATAAGCATCGACCAGATTAGTACACTGTTCCAATTTTTTAGTCATATCTTCCTTGAGAGAAAGATAAATCTGCTGGGTCTTATCTCGCAAATTCTTAATAACTTGTTTGGTATACTGCAAACCCTCTCTACTAACATCCATCTCTAGTTCACCAATACCAAACTGAATTTCTAGATACAGACCGGCTCCAAGAACCTCTCTGACTAGATTCTTCCAGTTATCAACATCTACCTTTTTGAAAGTTCTGTTCCATTTCTGAATAGCATCGTTCTCAATCTCTTTTTCCTCACCGATAATCTTGTTAGCATCCACAGGATATGCAATATTACCCATGATAGCAACAATGCCACTACCGGGACTATTATAGCCACTAGGATATTGATTTCCATTTCCAGAAATACGCCCAATCTTCCACCTATCGCCCTCAATCACAATATTATTGTGAGAGTAAGAATGATCCGTCATTGATGAATCAATTCCGCCTTCGATTATAGGCTTCATCTTGAAGTAATGAAAAATCCTCTTGCTTTTATTGGTAAATTCAGCGAAGTCATGCTGCTTAACAGCAAAACTAATTTCTAGACCATTAGGCTCGTCGGTATCGGTAATACCAAAAAGATTCAGACTAGGAACACCACTCTCATCCATAGCCGCAATATAAGCATACTTTTTGCCATCGTAGTAAGATGTTGTACCAAAACTTTTTGTATAAGCAAAAGGACTTTTACTACCAAGACCAAGACAGCCAACAAAATCATTACTGTCGTTTTTGTTGCTAGCACCATAAGTAGTATACAGTTCCTCCATATCCTTCTGACTCAATCCTGTACCAAAATCACGCACAGTGAAAGAAGGACTTGCCTGTGTAGGCAGACTTACTTTAAAAGGATTCCGGTTCTTGGCAGCAATATGAGCATCGTAAGCGTTGGTACTCAACTCACGAATAACGGCCATTACCTTGTCGGAATAAAGAGAGTCCGACAAAATCTTAAACATTTTACTGGTTTGAGCAATCGTAAACTGATTAGTGCTATCCAAACCTCTACTGTGAATCTCAACCGTGCGATCTGCCAACTTCATTGTAAGTTCTCCAAAAAGTCAAATTTCCCTGTGAGTCTCCAAGTATACCATCGGTCAATTCGTTTGTCAACCTTGAATTTTCTTTTATTGCGTAAAGATTATTCGTCATCCTTGTCCTCATCCTCGTCATAATTTTCTTCCCAGTTATTTATTTCGGGAAGCCAACCCTCATTAGATTGATAATCTTCTTCATGATCATCATTATCTATAATAGATTCTGCATCTTCTATAAAAATTGTAAGAGTATTTAGAATCTCTAGTATTTCATCTAATTTAGATGACAATAATTTTACATCTTTTTTTAGACCCTGTATATCACGATCTAAACTATTAATTTCTTTAGATAGTTTATCATCAACCTTGTGTATTTCTTTATTACTTTTGATTACTTCTTTGATAACATCATCAAAATCACGAGACATTTTTATATTCCTTTATATCACCATTTTGTATTATTTTCTTATCTTCATATGGACTAGCCACACGACGATAATACTCTTGCTTTATATTCTCTAATACACCAGTAATCATAGCAATATTATTGTAGGTAGGATCACCCATTAAACTTGCTAAAATACGAGAAAAACTATAGTTAATATCACCCAAAATTTCTTCCATAGAACCGGTATTATATCTTCCACCATCCAGACAACGTGTCATTTCTTCTATACAGAAATTTAAACGATCTCGACGATCTTCTTTAATATATGGCATAATTAATCCTTACTACATCTACATTGGTATTCTTCACAGTAGCAACATTTTGGCCCAGGTTCGGACATCCCCCCCCAAGCATTACTTATTTCGCTAAAACTTTCTTTGCCGGTATCTATACACACCAATTTTTTCTTGTCTTCTCTTAATACTAACCCGACATTAAACCAATGGCAATCCCAAAATTTAAGCCCAGTCTTATTCTGTATAATTTCCACAAGACTTTGAATTTTTTTCATACTATTGTCAGTATGTTTAATGGGATATGCTCTTTCTGTAATATATCCCCAATCACTAGGCTCGTCGGGCTTAAAGCCTTCATCTTCTGCAAATTCTAGTCTAATAACCTTGCTATAAAGTTTTGGTGCAAGATCAAGTTTGGCTAATAATTTATGGTATTTGTAAGATTCTTGGGCTTTTCTTTTATTACGAAATTCTTTAAATACCCAGCTTTTATGGTCTTTGATTGGATAAACTTGGCAAGAACCACCTTCGTCACTCCAGCCACTATAATCAATCAGATAATTATTCATATTAGTATGAGATAACTTGAGGGATCTCACCGGTCAAATTATAAAGAAATTCTTTTGCTGACTCTATTGTAAAGAAATCACCAAGAAAAATTGGCTTACTTAATTTATCATCAATATATCGTTTGCCATATATTTTATAGAATGGCTCATCAATAGCGTTCCAATCATTAATTAGGAACTGCTCCGCACTTTTTACTTGTTCAAGTATAGTGCCATTCTCATAATCGTCATACTCTCGTACTGTTACCAATTCAAAATATGCTATGGGTGATTTAGGATTGTTGTTTTTAATCAGTCCGTTACAAAGAGCGTTAGCCATGATTTATCCTATATAGAGGTACTACTTTAGATTGATCGTCATAAGGATTATTCTTAATATTTAAATCATA